TGATATGATCGGCAAGCTGAATGATACCGTACAGCGTAATGCGCTCGAACTGTATTACCTAGACAGCAGGCTTTTATCGTGGGAACAGGTGGCGCTGGAAATGGGATATGATGTGCGGCAGATTTACCGGATTAAGAACGCTGCGATAGATGAATTATTAAAATGTCAGTGAATGTCAGTTTCTATGCGCGTATATTGTTATGATAGAGTCTATCAGAAAAACCTCCTGAGACGCTGAGACGATAACAGCGTAATCAACATCAACGACGAGCCAGGCCGGAGCATAACGCTGCCGGCATCAGGGCTCGTCTTTCTATTGAGAGAAGATGGAGAGCCGGTATAAGTTGGTGAGGTGAATGGCAAATGAGGAAAACTTAAAGCCACAGAGCGAGCGAACAAAGAGCGAACAAAGAGAAATTGCTACAAAAGGCGGTATCGCATCCGGTAAGACCCGCCGCCGCAAGAAGGCCATGAAGGAGCGTCTTCAGGAAGCTCTGGAGTGTTCTGTGGTCAACCCGAAGGTTAAGAAGATGATGCGGAGCGTCGGGATGGATGAAGCAGATAGTAGCAACTGGGATGCGGTAGTTGCCTCCATAGTAGCTGGAGCTCTTCGCGGGGATCCGCGGTATGCAAGGCTTCTCATGGAGCTGATTGGAGAGACCGGAGAAGAGAAGCGGGCGGAACGGGCGGATAAAAGGGACGCCAAACGACTGCGGATGGAGATGGAAGATCACGCGGCAGCCAAGGCGGACGATCCGGAAGACGATGGCTTCATAGATGCTCTTTCCGCTAAAATAGATAACTCGGACTGGAGCGAGGATGAAGAGAAATAGGGTATTTCGATTTAAACCGTTCAGCCCGAAGCAGCTGCATGTATTGAACTGGTGGATGCCTGAAAGCAGGTACAGTGACCGGAACGGGATTATCGCGGACGGCGCAATCCGGTCCGGCAAAACACTCAGCATGTCCCTGTCCTTTGTCATATGGGCAATGACTACCTTTGACGGGCAGGATCTGATCATGGCCGGCAAAACAGTAGGATCCTTCCGCAGGAACGTGCTGGACACGCTGCTGCCGATGCTCGGGAGCAGAGGATATACGGTAAACTACCGCAGAACAGACAACCTGATGATCGTGAGCCGTGGAAAGGTGGCAAACTATTTTTACGTTTTCGGCGGGAAAGACGAGGCATCGCAGGACCTTATTCAGGGCCTTACTGCCGCGGGAGCTTTTTTTGACGAAGTCGCTTTGATGCCGGAGTCCTTTGTCAATCAGGCAACGGCGCGATGCTCTGTAGACGGGTCTAAATGGTGGTTTAACTGTAATCCGGCGGGGCCCTATCACTGGTTTAAACAGAACTGGATCGACAAAAGGAAACAAAAGGAACTGGTTTATCTCCATTTTACGATGGATGACAACCTGTCCCTGTCAGAAAAGATTAAATCAAGATTCCGGAGCCAGTACTCCGGAGTCTTTTTTAAACGCTACATCCTGGGCATGTGGGTAATGGCGGAAGGCGTGATCTACGACATGTTTGATCCGGAAGCCCATGTATTTCATGGCGGCGCGCCGCTGCCAGAGATCCCACAGTATTACGTGTCGTGTGACTACGGCACGCAGAACGCGACAGTGTATCTTCTGTGGGCCAAAGGAACTGATGGAATTTGGTACTGCCTGCGGGAGTATTACTATTCCGGACGTGACGAGAGCCAGCAGAAGACTGATAGCGAATATGCGGACGATTTAGCGCGCTGGCTTGGCGGAATAAAGCCGGCCAGAATCGTCGTTGACCCTGCTGCCGCTTCCTTCATCGCAGAACTGAAAAAGCGCAGATATGCCGTAAAAAAAGCGAAGAATGACGTGCTGGACGGGATCCGGTACGTTTCATCCCTCCTGTCGGATAACAAGATCCGGATCAGCGATACCTGCGTCAACCTGATCCGGGAGTTCGCCTCCTACGTATGGGACGAGAAGGCAGCGGACAGGGGCGAGGACAAGCCGGTAAAGCAGTTCGACCACGCGCTCGACGCCTTACGCTATCACTGCATGACAATCATCCGCAGACCAAACGGCGGCATGAGCATACTGAAGTAGGTTTTACATGGATATTGAGATTGTAAAAAAGCTGATAACCAAATACGAGCCGGGGCACATGAGCTTCGTTCAGCATGCTCTGACCGGAGAACGCTACTATCGGAACAAGACCGATATCCTTGCCGCCGAGAATAAGGATAAAGACAAGGACGCAGACGGAAACCCGATCAGGAACGCGGATAACCGGATCCCGCGGAACTTCCACGGGCTGCTTGTCAACCAGAAGGCTGCCTACGCGTTTACATCTCCGCCGTTGTTCGATACCGGCAGCAATGAAACGAATACCAAAGTGGAAGACGTGCTCGGGGACGATTACCGGAAAAACTGCATGACGCTGTGCGTAAATGCGTCCAACAGCGGCGTTGCATGGGTGCACTACTGGCGCGGCGAGGATGGAGCGTTTGAGTGGTCCGTCTGCCCCAGTACGGACGTGATACCCGTGTTTGACGGGAGTCTAAAGAACCGTATGATCGCTGCCCTGCGCGAGTACCAGACGATAGACGAAAACACTGGAGAAGGGTATGTTCGCTACGAGTTCTGGAATGACAAAACCTGTGAAACGTATCAGAGACGGGCGGCAGACCCCATCGATCTGATTATGCCGTACTTTATGTTCGAAAGCCCGGACACCGGGGAACTTGTAAATACGTATGAACACGGACTGGGGGCTGTGCCTTTCATCCCGTTCTGGAACAACAACATACACGAGAGTGATCTCGAGAATATCAAGCCGCTGATTGACGTTTATGACAAAGTCTTCAGCGGCTTCATTAATGACCTCGACGATGTGCAGGAACTCATCTTTGTGCTTTCCGGCTATGGAGGGCAGGATCTGAAGGAGTTCCTCAGTGACCTGAAAAAGTACAAGGCGATCAAGATTGATACGGATGAGGATCACCCGGGCGGGGTGCAGACCCTGTCCATTGAGATCCCGATCGATGCAAGAAACAGCGTCCTCGAAGCGACGCGGAAGGCAATTTTCGAACAGGGTTTCGGGTTTGACCCGCAGCCGGAGAACTTCGGCAATCAGTCCGGCGTCGCACTCAAGTTCATGTACGCCCTTCTGGAAATGAAAACCGGGTTGATGGAAACGGAGTTCCAGTCCGGCTTTAACGCGCTTGTCCGCGCGATCTGCCGGTTTTACGGCATGAAGTGCGGCAAAATTATCCAGACATGGACGCGCACGAGCATCCGGAACGATGTGGAGCAGGCACAGATCTGCCAGAGCAGTGTAGGAATTGTCAGCCGGAAGACAATACTCCGGAACCATCCCTTCGTCGAGGACGTAGACGCGGAGATTAAGCAGCTGGACAAGGAAGAAGCGGAAGACATAGAAAAACAGTCCGAATACGGCTTTCTCGGTGACAGCCATAAGCACACGCAGGATCCGGATGCCGGAGGGAGTGAGGCTTGAGAAACGGGGAATACTGGCAGAAAAGAATGATGGCGCTGGAGGCGGCTACACATAGCAGCGCAGCGAAGGCCTATAAAACGGCTGCATCCGCGCTGGAGGACGCCGGTATTCTGCTGAACAAGGAAATCGACAAATGGATTGGCAGGATCGCAAAAAACAACGGCATCAGCGTACAGGAAGCGAGGAAATGGCTGAAAGGCGCTGAGCTGAAAGAGTTTCAATGGGATCTTGAAACCTATATCAGGAAAGGCGAGGAAAACGCATATTCGCACAAATGGGTGAAAGAACTGGAGAACGCGTCCGCAAGGGCGCATATTTCCCGCCTGGAAGCCATGGAGCTTGAAATTGAATCCGTCCTGCGGGATGCCTACGGGGTACAGGAGACAGTGACCGGGGACCTGCTGACACAGGTTTATCAGGACCGGTATTACGGGACCGCGTACGACATTGAGATCGGAACCGGAAACGACGCAATGCTTGCAGGATTAAGCGAAAGCGCAGTCCGGCAGATAGTTTCAAACCCGTGGTCAAATGACAATGTGAATTTCAGCAGCCGTATCTGGTCCGCAATGGACGACATGAAAGAAGAACTGCATAAGCAGCTTACGCGGCAGATCCTTACGGGCGCAGCCCCGGATCAGGCGATCAGCGCCATGACGCAGTATGTAGATGCCGGCGTCAAAAAGGCAAAATACCGCGCGGGCAGGCTCGTTATGACCGAGAGTGCGGCAATAGGGAACAAGGCGCAGCAGGATTGTTTTGCCGCCCTTGGCGTAAAAGAATATGTGATTATCGCCACTCTGGATGGGAAGACATGCGGAGAATGCGGAGATATGGATAGTCTGCATTTCCCGATGAACAAGTTCGAGATTGGTGTAACTGCACCGCCGTTCCATCCGATGTGCCGGTGCTGCACGGCACCTTACTTTGAGGACGATCCTGTTTCTACCCGCATGGCGCGGAATCCGGAGAGCGGAAAGAGCGAATACGTCCCGAACATGACGTACAATGAGTGGAAGGAAAAGTATATTCAGTTCGTTCAAGAATCATAGCGCGCCTTACAGAAGGTGCAATCATCACGGCGATCATATTTGCCTTAGCATTCATCATTCTTTTAAAAACAGACATTAAAAGCATCGGACAGCATCCGGTGCTTTTTTAGTGCAGAAAACGCAGGGTATACAGCAGGTTCGAGGCCTGCTTCTGCATTGCCGAATGGCGATACTCTGCCGGGAGAATAACCGGTGAATCCACAACACGCGGAGAGCGCGAATAAAAATCTATTGGAGGATAACAGATGGATTGGTTAAAAGCATTGCTGGAAGCAGCGAAAATTACGGACGGGAAACTGGATGTAGATGCCCTTGTGCAGAGCATACAGGCAGAGTTCCCCAAGCATGCCGTGCCGAAAGACGAATTCAACAGTAAAGTTGGTGAATTAAAGGCCGCCAACAAGACCATTGAAGACCTCAAGAAGGCAAACGGCGACAATGCGGAGCTGCAGAAGCAGATCGGGGAGTACAAAGAGCAGGTTAAGCAGCTGCAGACAAGCGCCGCGAACACAGCTAAAATGTACGCCCTGAAGGAACAGCTGGCAAAAGAAGGAGTCCTGGATCCGGATTACCTGATTTATAAGGCCGGCGGCATCGAGAAATTCACGTTTGACGATTCCGGAAAGCCAACAGGTCTGACGGAAGCGCTAAAACCGTACAAGGAAGATAAAGCTATGGCACATCTGTTCAAGCAGACGCCGGGCTACGATCCGAATGCGGGAGGCGGCGGGGGAAAAACCAATCCGTTTGCAAAAGACACGTTTAACCTCACAGAGCAGGGAAGGCTGTTCAGAGAAAACCCTGCGCAGGCAAAAACACTTGCAGCAGCCGCGGGTGTGACGATTTAAGAAGGAGAAATAACGAATGGCAGATACTTTATCTCAGGTAATTGTACCCGAACTGTTTAACCCGTATGTCATTAACCGGACAAAGGAAAAATCCGCTTTCTTCCAGAGCGGAATCGTAGCAAGCAATGCGAAGTATGATGCGCTGGCATCCCAGACGGCGCCGACCGTAAATATGCCGTTCTTCGAGGACCTGAACGGAGATTCCGAGGCCGTTGTTGAAGGGCAGGATCTTACGCCGGCGAAGCTGGGCTCCCAGAATGATGTTGCGGCAATCTTCCGCAGAGCAAAGATGTGGTACGCGTCTGATCTTGACGCGGCGCTCTCCGGTCTTGATCCGATGAGGGCTGTCGGTGAACGTGTAGCATCTTTCTGGGCAAGAGACATGCAGCATGAGCTGATCCAGATCCTTGCGGGCGTATTTGGCGCGGCCACCATGAAGGACAACGTTCTTGATATCTCCACGCTGGAAGGCCCAGCGGCGAACTGGACCGCGAATGCGTTCATCGACGCGGAGGAGAAGCTGGGCGACGCTAAAACAGATCTTACGGCTGTCGCTATGCACTCCGCGACAGAAGCATACCTCAAGAAGCAGAATCTCATTCAGACGGTTCAGCCTTCCAGTGATGTTGCCTTTGGCCTGTATCAGGGTAAGAGAGTCATTGTTGATGACGGCTGCCCTGTTTCTGCCGGCGTTTACACGACCTACCTGTTCGGCGACGGCGCGATCGCGTACGGAAATGGCTCTCCGGTCGGTTTCGTTCCTACGGAAATCGACAGAGACAAGAAGAAAGGATCCGGCGTTGACTACCTGATCAACAGAAGAACGTCGATCCTGCACCCGATCGGCGTCGCGTGGATCGGTTCAAGCGTTGCAAATGCTGCATTCGGCCCGACAAGGGCGGAATTCGCAAAGGCTGCGAACTGGAAGAGGGTTTACGAGACCAAGCAGATCCGCATTGTCGCGTTTAAGCACAAGCTAGGATAAAAGGAGGCCGAGAATGACCGGTGAGGAGTGGAAGCCCGTAGATATGGAAGAAATAAGGAGCATAGCATGCGGGAAAATTCGTCCATTCTGCGTGGATAGCGTTGACATGGATCTTCTGGGCACGGAGCTGGAAATCGCGGCGGAAGGCATCAAGAACACGATCCATCAGCCATATGTCCCAGCGGGCCTGAAATACGCGCTCGCGGGGCGGGCTGCCGGGGAATACCTGAACGTGCTGTATATAAACGGCACGCTGAAGGCGGAAGCTCCGGTGCAGTCCGTAAAAGTCGGCGACACGCAGATCAGTTATTCCGGCGCAGCCAGTGTACCATCGCTGATTGCATCCCTGCAGAATGCGGGAGAAAGGGAGCTGCTACGATACAGAAAACTATGTTTTTGACAGCCAGGGAGCAGATCGAGATGCTCTACAGCGACAGATGCACGATTACGAAGGCGGAGACTTCCGAAGACCCGGTAACGCACAGAAGCAGTCATGGAGACGTGACAGTCTGCAGTGATTATCCCTGCAGGCTGTCATTTTCATCTGTTCAAAGCACCAATAATAGTGGGAACGCTGCGAAACTCGTGCAGGAGGCAAAACTTTTCATTGCGCCGGAAATCAGCGTTCCTGCGGGAAGCAGGATCGCGGTGACAAGAGACGGAAGGGAAAGCAGGTGGAAGTGTTCGGGGCTTCCTGCACAGTATTCTACGCACCAGGAAATCGCATTGGAACCGGAAAAGACTTATGCGTGAGGTGAAATGGACAGAAGCGGATTTGAATTTGATGAGCTGAAAAGATGGAAAAAAAAGATCCAGAGGCTTGACGAAGCCGACAAAGACCGCCTGTTCAGGGAATGCGCGGATGCGCTTGCCGCGAGACTGCTTTCGAAAGTGATACCGAGAACTCCGGTCGGCCAGTATCCGCCGTCTTCGGGAAAAGTTGGCGGGACACTCCGGCGCGGATGGACCGGCGGGGAATCTTCCTCTAGCGATGCTTACGCACAGTCGCTGAACGTTACGCGTAAGGGGCAGTCGTACATTGTGGAAATTGTCAATCCGGTATATTACGCGTCCTATGTCGAATACGGACACCGAACGGTCAACGGCGGCTGGGTCAAGGGGAAACACTTTCTGAAGATATCGGAGAGAGAAGTGCTTGAGTCTGCTCCGGCGATCCTGTCACGCAGGATCGAAACGTTTTTCAAGGAGTATTTCGGATGACGGTGGAAAAACTGATTGACGGGATTGCAGGAAGTCTTCATGAAGCCTTTGGATTCCCGATATATACAGAGCATATTGAGCAGGGTCTGCAGGCACCATGTTTCCTCGTCCTTTGCGACGCAAACCGCGGCACCCGGCTTCCGGGAGGCAGGTACAGGCACAGTGCTGATATGAGCATCGTGTATTTCCCAAAAGACGGCAAGAAAGAGATGGACGATGTGTCCGACCGTCTTATGTACCTGATGGAGTTCGTCGACACGGATAGCGGCAAGGTTCGGACACGGGACCGGTCGTCGGTCATTTCCGATAACACACTTGTGTTTACCTTCAACGTTCTTGTGCATGAGCGGATCTCGAAAGAAATGGACGTTATGCTGCATGAAGAGACGGTATTTCGCGGGTAAAAGAGATGAAAAGTACGAAATATTCAAAAGATATCATCCTGAAAGCGGAGCAGTTCCGCAACAGTCAGGATATTCTGAACGCGCTTCTGGATGACAACAAGCAGTACTCTGCGGCAGAAGCGGAAAAAATCATAGCAGAGTACAAGACAAGAAAGGTGGGCTGATATGTTAGGCGGTGGAACATTTACCGAACAGAACAAGATCCTTCCGGGCGCGTACATCAACTTTGTGGCGTCCAACCAGGCATCTTCCGCGCTATCCGGCCGTGGAGTTGTAACGATGCCACTGGTGCTCGACTGGGGCCCGGAAGGCATGTTCGAAGTGGAACAGGAAGACTTCCTTGAAGATGCGAGGAAGTTCTTCGGGTATCGTGCAGAGGATGAAAAGCTGGCAGGGCTGAACGATCTGTTCAAGCATGCAAAGAAGCTCTTCGCGTACCGTCTGAATGCGGGCGGCGCCAAGGCGGCCAATGCATACGCTACCGCGCGTTATGCGGGCACAAGAGGCAATGACCTTACGATTGATATCACCGGCAATGCGGACGGCACGTTCGATGTGGTTTCCAGCCTTGGCGGGGAAAAGGTGGATACGCAGACCGTAAAGACGGCGGCTGCGCTCGAGGACAATAATTTCCTCATTTTCAACAAGAGCGCAAAGCTGGAGGCGGTTACATCAAATGCCCTGACCGGCGGCACAAACGGATCTGCAACAGGTGATTCCGTGCAGGCATATCTGGCAGCTGCAGAATCATACAGCTACAACATCATGGCAACTGCCACGACCGACGCGGACACGAAAAAAGTATATGCTTCCTTCGTCAAGCGCATGCGTGAGACTCTCGGGAAGAAATTCCAGCTGGTGCTCTACAAGTACGACGGGGACTATGAAGGCATCATTAATGTGGCCAATGCGGTCACGACAGCGGGGCAGGACGAATCCGCAGCAGTGTACTGGGTGGCCGGCGCAGAAGCGGGGTGTGACATCGGTACGTCTGTTCTGAATGCTTTGTATGATGGCGATCTGGACATTTCTGTTGAGAATTCGCAGGTTGACTTGCGGGCAGATATCACCGGCGGGCGTTTTGTTTTCCACAATGTGAACGGAAATCTCCGTGTGCTTGAGGATATTAACTCACTGGTATCGACAAATACAGCGAAAAGCGAGGCATTCAAAGACAACAAGACCATCCGCGTGATTGATCAGATCGCGAACGACATTGCACTTATATTCACCGAGAAATACCTCGGAAAGATTCAGAATGACGACGACGGCCGGATCGCGTTCTGGAATGACATCGTGACGCACCACAATGAAATGATGAAAAAACGGGCGATCCAGAACTTTTCTTCTTCCGACGTAACAGTAACGCAGGGAAAGGGAAAGAACGACGTAGTTGTGTCGGATGCGGTCGAAGTAACCGGCACGATGGCCAAGCTCTACATGGTTGTCGTGGTGAAATAACAGGAGGTGAACATGGATAATTATCAGGTTATGGATTCGAAAGACACGATTTCCGGTTCCCTCGGCCGTGTCTTTTATACACTAGGCGACAGGCGCTATCTAGGCATGGAATTCGTCAAGGTAGAAGCCAAGATGGAGAAAACCAAGAAGGAAGTACCGATTCTCGGCAAGACAGGCAAAGGCAATAAATCAACCGGATGGAAGGGAACAGGAACGGCGACCCTTCATTACATCACAAGCCACTTCCGTCATTATCTTTTCGAGTATATGAAGACTGGAAAGGACTTCTACTTTGATATGCAGATTGTCAATGAGGATCCCACGTCGGATGTCGGAAGGCAGACGACGATTCTCAAACACTGTAACATCAACTCCGCGATTATCGCGAAGGTGGATGCGGACGCGGAAGATCTCGACGAGGATTTTGACTTCACGTTCGACGACGCGGAGCTTCCCGAGGAATTCTCGGATCTGGCGGGCATGTGATTAGCATGGGGCGGATAAGGCATATGACTGACAAGGGCGTTCCCCCGCGTCCTTCCGCCCCGATTTTACGGGGAAAGAAAGGGGAATTATGGCAACTGATTTCAGCGCATTTTTAAAAGAACATAAGAAGGCGCAGGCTGAGGAAGAATATGCCGTGTCCAAGGCATTTGTAGATGAGAACGGGGACCCGGTGAAATGGCGTTTCCGTGCGATCACAACGGAGAAATTCAACAAAATAAAGGAAAGCTGCACAAAGATGAAGCAGATTCCCGGAAAACGCGGGCAGTATCGCCCAGAGACAGACATTGACCTTCTGAACAACAAGATGATCGCAGCATGCACGGTGTATCCGGACCTTCTAAACACAAAGCTGCAGGACTCTTACGGTGTCAGCACCCCCGAGGAACTGCTGTACAGCATGGTAGACAATCCGGGGGAGTACAGTGATCTTCTCGCGTTTGTCAACGACCTTTGCGGTTTTGATATGAGTCTGGAAGATAAGGCGGAAGAAGCAAAAAACTGATCGAGGGTCCGGATGCGGACCCCATGGCAATGTATGGGTACTTCTGTTTCCGCAGGTTGCATATTCTCCCCAATCAGTTTGATGATCTGGAATCGAACGAGAAAGCAATGGTCATTGCGTATATCCGTAAATGGGTGAAGGACGAAAAAGAGGCAGAAAAGAAGGCTAAATAATGGCGCAGATCGGGACCACATTAAAACTGAATGACCAGATGACGGCGACACTCAGCCGGATTGATGCAGGCCTCGCCAAAGTCACGAGATCGAGCGAAGGGCTGGACGCGGCGGTTCAGAGAGCGGACAACCTGATGACAAAGCTGAATTCTGTGAAAGCGTCTGCGCAGTCGGCCAGTACATCTGACATCGGGGACGGAATCCGGAGCGGCGCAGCCGCGGCGGCGTCATCTGTCGACGGACTCGTTCAAAAGCTCGGCGCGCTTGCGGCGTCTTACCTGTCAATTCAGGGGCTGAAAAAAGCAATCGGCCTGTCTGATCAGTGGACTGGGATGACGGCGCGGATTGATATGCTAGACAAGCAGATGAACGGAGCGGCCGCCAATGTCGACGCGTTCCGCAATAAAATCGTCGCCGCCGCAAATGACGCCAGAGGTTCACTGTCCAGTATGACGGAGCTGATCCAGCGTGTCGGAATGAATGCGGGGGATGCTTTTGGAAGCTCGGACGAGCTGATCCGCTTTGCGAACGTCCTGCAGAAGTCTGCGGTCATCAGCGGAGCGAGTGCGCAGGAAGCGGCAAACGCAGAGCTGCAACTGTCGCAGGCCTTGTCGCTGGGCGTTCTGCGCGGGCAGGATTTCCGATCGGTAGCATCGCAGATGCCCGTAATTACCGGTCAGATTGCACAGTATCTTGGCGTTACGCGCGGGGAAGTGAAAAAACTGGCGGACGACGGCAAGCTCACAACGGATGTAGTGAAAAACGCTATTCTTTCGGCCGGAGACGAGGTAGATAAAAAGTTCAACCAGATGCCTATGACTTTTGAGCAGGCGGCAAATAAGGTCAGAAACAGCGCTATGCAGTCCTTTGCGCCCGTAATGGAACGAATGAATCAGGCACTGAACAGCAGCCGCGGGCAGCAGGCCATAAATGGCATAATCAATGCGATTTCCGTGATGGCGGATGTTACAAGCCGTGTGATGGACGCCGTAGGGCGCATCGCATCGTTTGTTCATGATAACTGGCAGGGCCTTGCGCCGCTCATCTTCACAGCCGCCGGCGCTATGTTAACCTATGCGGTGGCAACCGGAGCTGCAGCCGCGGCGCAGGCGGTTGCGAACAGCGCGATGCTTGCATCTCCGATATTCTGGATAGGTGCGGCTGTTGCCTTCGCGATCGTAGTGATCGGGCAGCTGGTGCAGAGCATTCTGGAGTTGTCCGGTGTGTCAATATCGTCCGCCGGTGCGGTTGCGGGTGTGGTAGCTGTTTCAGCTGCAGCTATCTACAACGTGGTCACAGGCCTCGTCAACGGCGTAATTACCATTGGCGTTAACCTTTACAACCTGATTGCCAGCTTTGCGGCGGTATTCGGTACAATCTTCAACAATCCGGTAGCGGCAATCGAGGCGATCATGCTTTCCCTGTTCAACTTTATCGTCAGCATTGTCAGCGCGGCGGCGGGAATGATCGACGCTGTGTTCGGATCCAACCTGCAGGGCGCGGTCTCCGGATTTCAGGGAAAGGTCCAGTCCCAGATCAACGCCAAAATTACGGAAGCAGGCGGGCGGCCGGCAAAAACACTGAATGCCGCGGACTATACGCTCAAGCGGGCGGGCTATAAGTCGTCATTCTTTAAGGGCGCGTCGTGGGCTGATACGAAGCTGTCAAAGATCACTGCCGGCGGAGCTGCCGGAATCGGAAATATCGGGTATGATGCCGCAAGCACGGCGGCGAATACGGGTAAGACCGCCGGCAATACCGGGCGCACTGCGGACAAACTGGACGATACGAACGAAACGCTGAAATGGCTGTGCGACGTCGCGGAAAAAGAGGCGATCAACAGGTTTACGACTGCCGAGATATCGGTTGATATGGTCAACCATAATTCGATCAGCTCGGCGCTGGACCTTGACGGTATTGTGGATGGGCTGGCGTCAAAGCTGCGCACGTCCATGGCTTCCGTCGCAGAAGGAGTCTGATATGACATACCGTTTTTATCTTGGCGGCGTGCTTCTTCCGGTCACGCCGGGAAAGCTGTCCGTCAAGATTGAGAATAAAAATAAAACCGTGACACTGATTGACCGGGGGGAGATCAACCTGCTGAAATCGCCGGGCCTTTCGGAGATCAGCTTTGACATGCTGCTTCCTTCCCAGACGTACCCGTTTGCCAATGAAAGCGCCATGCCGCCGCGGTACTATCTCAGCCTTTTAGAGTCTTATAAATCCGAAAAGAAGCCTTTTCAGCTTGTGGTCACGCGAGACGCGGAAAGCGGCGTGTCCCTGCATGGGACGAGCCTCCGCGTATCAGTTGAAGACTATGAGCAGAAAGAGGATGCGGAAGAGTACGGAACAGATATCTGCGTAACGGTAAATCTGAAACAGTACAAGGAATATGGCACAAAAACGGTTGTTATTCGCAATCGCTCCGCCGCAGGAGTAAAGCAGCGCGAGCGGGATAACGCCCCGAAAGCAGGCACATCCGTGTCCAAGAAGAAGGCCGGAACCCCCGTCGCACTGTCGAAAAAGTACTACGGAAATTCATCGGGTGCAAAGACAATTGCGAAAAATAACGGATTCCCCACGGTAAAAAAGATTGATGACCGTGATACGAGAGTGCAAAAGGTGTCTGTAGTGCCGGAGTATACACCGAAAGAGACAAAACAGCACCTGATCGGGACGGAGATATCCGCGCCGAAAAAGGACTCGGTATTTATTCCGGCGTCCATCCCACGGAAGGAATCGGCAGCCCACTCGATTGCAAAAATAGTGGATTATCTGCTTCCCGGGTATCTGGAAAGCTTAAAGCCGGTAAGATGATATGCCAGAATTTATACAGCAGCCATTACTCATAACCATTCATGAAGATGTGCGTTATTATCCGAGCATCGCGGAGGATATTACGTGGAAGACAGAGCGGCAGGGTTCGCCAGGCGTTCTCAGTTTTTCCTGCATCAGCGATGAAGACCTTGTGCTCGAGCCCGGTGATCCGGTCTATTTTGCTTATGGAGCTCAGAAGGTTTTCTACGGGTTCGTTTTTGAGGTTCACCGGACGGCAGATCCGGTTATCAAGGTGACCGCTTATGATCAGCTCCGATACCTGAAAAACAAAGGGTTCTACAATTACAAGGGCCTTACCACGGCGCAGCTGATCCGCAGGATTGCGGAAGATTACAGGCTAAACTGCGGAACGCTGGAAGATTCCGGGCATACGATATCCCGGATTGAAAAGGATAAAACGCTGTTTGATATCATTAAAAACAATCTACAGGAAACGCTCCGGGCAACAAAACAGATGTATGTCCTTTATGACGATTTCGGGCATCTTACACTGAAAAATATCGCGCATATGGCGTTCAACCTGCTGATTGATGAGGAGACAGCGCAGGATTATACCTATGTGCGGTCAATTGACAAGCAGACCTATAACCGCGTGAAACTGACTTATGAGGACAGCTCCGCAGGCGGCAGAGAGGTATATATAGCGCAGTCCGGCGAGAGTATAAACAAGTGGGGTGTGCTTACTTATACCGACACCATCAAAAAGGGTGAGGACGGAGAGAAAAAGGCAAAAGCACTGCTTGACCTTTACAATTCCGAGACGCGGAACCTGTCCATAAAAGGCGCTTTCGGAGACTGCAATATCCGCGGAGGGTGTCTTCTGGTCGTCCATATGAAACTGGGGGACGGAACACAGCTTTCCAATCTTATGATGGTTGAAAACTGTACGCACACATTCAAAGAATCAGAGCACTGGATGGATCTGACCGTGCGGGGAGGGCAGTTTATTGCTTAGCGCGAATGACCTGATCAGAATAATCAAAGAAGCAGCGGTGGAGGCCGTGCGGGAAAACGATCCTGCGGATGTCCACTATGGAACGATCGAAGAGGCAGATCCGGAAACGGGAAAAGTGGGAACGGTCAGGATAGACGAGCAGTGGGAGCTTGACGCGGATCAGGTAGTCACGCCGGCCGCATACCACGAGAGGACGGTCAAGAAGATCAAGGTGAAGGGAGACCTCATCGGAGCGCTCTATTATTTCTTAAAGAAAAACGGAATTGACGTACAACCACCCGAAGGCTGCGGCGAAGACGAAGCATTGTTTGATGTCACGATAAAGGATTTCCTGCAGGCAGGTGACGCCGTTATCATTACACGGGAACAGGGCGGGCAGAGATATGTGATTAACGGGAGGGTAGGCAATGCCGGTAAGTGAAGCTATAGATGGCCTTCTTCCCGCAAAGGGAGAAATTGTACTGCAGGATGTTCCGTTCACTACGCCACCTTCGAAGACGTACAGGATGCACGTTGATATTGAAAGAATAAGCGGCATAACGGACGACGAGCAGGCGCTGGAACAGGCGATATATAAAATCATCCATACGCAGCGTTATGCCTTCCCGATCTACTCTCAGGATTACGGTGTTGAGATCGAAGATCTTTTTGGAAAGCCTACATCATATGTGGAAGTGGAACTTGAGCGGAGGATAACGGAGGCGCTGGAATGGGATGACAGAATTGAACGCGTGGATTCTTTCAGTTTTTCCTATCCAAAGGACAAAAAAAGCGTCTATGTCAGCTTTACTGCTCACACCGTATTCGGCCAAATCGAGGAGGGAGTAAATTATGATATCTAGCTCAAGCATCAGCAGCGAGGCAATCCTGCAGCGGATGCTGGATAACGTTCCTGCGGACTTAGATAAACGGGAAGGATCCGTTATTCATGACGCTCTGGCGCCGGCATCTCTGGAGATGGCACTGGCATATCTTGTCATGGACAAAATGCTGGATGAGTTCTTTGCAGACACAGCATCGCGCGAAAGCCTTATAGAGAAGGCAGCAGAACGTGGGATTACTCCACATGCGGCGACACCTGCGGTATGGCAGGTAAAGATCACGCCGGAAGATCTGCAGCTCGCGGCAGCTGACCGTTTCCGCTGCGGAGATTTAACGTTCCGTGTGTCCAAACGCGTTGGAAACGGATTGTGGAATCTGACGTGCGAAACGGCGGGTGAAGCGGGCAATATACTGACGGAAAGAATCCTGCCGGTAGCCAATATCGGGGGCCTTACAAGTGTTACGCAGGTTCAGCTGGCAGAAGCAGGGACCGATGAGGAAAACACGGAAGATTTCCGTAAGCGCTACTTGGATTTCCTCAAAACGCCTGCATCCAGCGGAAACGCAAACGACTATTACAATTGGGCGATGTCGGTTGACGGAGTAGGGGCAGCAAAGATTTTTCCACTGGCTGATGGAAACGGAACGGTCAGCGTCGTGATTGCGAACGCAGACAGAAAAGCAGCGGGAGCAGAACTGGTAAACCGGACAGCCGCGTATATCGATACGGTACGCCCGATCGGCGCCACTGTATCAGTTATATCCGCCAAAGAAAAGAAGATCAGAGTCACGGCATCCGTTACGCTGCACGCCGGATATTCGATCAACGCGGCGAGCTCGGCACTTGCTGCGGCGCTGGACACATTTCTACAGTCGCAGGCGTTTAATACGTCGTATATATCCTTCGCCCAGATCGGGAATCTCCTGATAGACCTTAACAGCGTTGACGATTACGAAGGGCTGAAGGTCAATGGGACGGCCGGAAATGTAACGCTCGAGGCGGATGAGATTGCGGTACCGGGGACGATACAGCTGGAGGTCAAAACGGCATGATTGTGACTGCATTTACCAAAAAATACAATAAAACAACGTCATCCTATATGACCGAGGAGAAACATGTCATGCCGGCTAACGGCATTTATGAGGCTGAACTGGAGCATGACAATGTCAATGAGAACAGCATAAATGTTTATACGGGCGTTTCAATGACCGGAACGCGGCTTCCCTTTACGCTTACAGCGCCGCCGGATGCACCGTGGAAGAGGACCATTCACGTTGAAACGGAAGAAGCTGTGATCTACATATCCTATGAGTCGTCCGGAGATCAGGTGGAAGCAGACGATATCAATAAGGTGCAGGACGCGATTGCACAGACACAGACTTTTGTAAATGCATTAGCTGATGATATCCGGGGATCATCATCCGGATTCACCTGGAACAAGCTGATGGGGATTACATCCTCATCCGGAATCAGCATTACGACGCAGCCGACAGATGTTTCAGTTACCGCGGGAAGTGATGCCGAGTTTACAATCACGGCAAGCTCCAGCGGCGGAGATGTCACATACCGCTGGCAGTACGAGGAATCTGGGTCCTCTATCTGGAGTGATGTGCCGGAAGGAACGCAGAGTCTATGCCACGTTTCGGCGGTGACAACAAACCAGAGCGGAAGGCGATACCGCTGCATTGTGTCGGACGCATCAGGGAATACAGAAATTTCCAGCACCGCAACGCTTCTCGTAACGTCGTAGGAGGGCACGGAATGGCAGAATATGCACAAGGACAGTATGGAGACCTGATCTACGGGAGCGGATCTGCCGGCCCTTTGCCCGAAGAAAATCCCCGAAAGAATCAATACTACCGCGATCTTGAAAAATATCTTCCGGAATTTATCTCAAGATACAGGGAAATGGATGGCACACTTAAGGCGCAGGGGTATGAATTCGGAAACATCTGGCACAGTATGGACGATTATTTTTCCCAGTCATTTGTGGGATCGGCTACGTGGGGGCTTTCCAGGTGGGAAAAGATCCTTGGTATCACAGTCAATGAACAGATGAGCCCTGACAGCAGGAGACAGCAGATCAAATCTCGGCTGATAGCGGCATCCGGCTGTACGCCGGAACGGATCCGGACATTGGCAGTGTCCGTAACGGGAACGGAAGCAATCATTATGGAAGACAGTGAGCATTATGCGTTCACTGTCTATTTTATTGGGAAATACGGGGTTCCGAATAATATCCGGATACTCAAGGACGCTGTCGAGAGGATAAAGCCGGCGCACCTGCGATGCCTGTACAAGTACAGGTACGTCATTTGGAACGAGCTTGAAGGAAAGGCGTGGGAAGAGCTTCGTTCCTTCACGTGGGATGCGCTTCGCGTGAATCAGCAGCTCCCGTTCGTTTCATGGGGCGGTTTGGAAAAAGCAGGCTTCACATGCAAAAGCATTAAAAAATACACATGGAACAGTATCAGAAATGTTGAGGAGGCAAAAGCTTGAAGACAACGACATTCTACAAATTGAGAAAGCCTGAAGGAACAGATCCGGTCAATCTTGAAGATTTCAATGTAAATTTCGATGACATTGACAAAGCACTGAAAGAAGCGTCAGACGCGTCCGGCGATCTGTCCAGAGGAAAAGTGTTTGCGACGCAGGCATCGGAAAGATCCAATTTTGACTCCGGCGATACACTGGCGACCGGTTTCGGAAAGATCATGAAATGGTTTTCCGATCTGAAATCAGCTGCATTCGCCACGTTGGTGAACAATGATATCACTACGGCGGAAGGGTATGCGGCTGACGCGCGGATTGTCAAAACACACGGGGATGAAATCGATGCGCTTGTGACGAAGACGGACAACATGAAGGCGTCTTTTCAGGCTGGTGTTGACGGCATTTACAATGCCATTACCGCTCAGGGGACAACACCTGCATCCAAATCCCAGAGCGATGTGCAGGCTGCGATCCCGACATTGGCCAATAATTCGTATAATAAAGGTTATGCGAATGGTAAAGACTCCATAGGAACTGGTTCTGTAAATATTACATTCGACGGTTCCGGAACCACGAGTGTTACAACCGATGTAGGCCATCAAATCATAAGTGCCGGCATTGCAAAAGTTAACGGGGAAAGCCATACACCGGGCGATCCCTGTGTAGTTGACCTAAGATGTACATTTTCCAATTCGAAAATTACCGCAACGCGTTATTTTAACAACTGGAGTCAGTCAAACAACGTATTAACGTACACTATCGTGTATGTTTATTGGAAATGAGGTGGAATAACGATAAACCAACTTTTAACGGAGCGATAACGGTTGGATACATTCAATCATAAGCACCTGCTCATTCGAACGGATATGATCGACATGGATCGGCGGCGAATGTTGCAGTCACAGGTAACATATATTGCGTCGTTGCAAATTAGTAGAAGGAGAAAACGATGCAGACACAACGTATTGCATTAAACCTAGTCCCGGGGCCAGGGATGCCCCCAAAAATTTATCTGTCGCAATATGATGACAGATCACGAAGGCTGGAATTTGAGTTGTACGATGGTACAGATCCATACGACATTCCCAGCGCGACCAGCATTGTAATACAGGGCACAAAGCCCGACAAAAAAGGATTCCAATATGACTGCGAGTATGCTGATGGGGTCGCAAGCTGCATTGTAGCAGGACAAATGACTGCATGCTGTGGGAATGTCCTGTGCGAGCTTGTACTATCCAAAGACGGAAGTATCCTCGGCACGGCTAAATTCGTAATTGTGGTAGAACGCGCTGCACTTTCAGACGATACCGTCATCAGCCAAACAGATATGCCGATGATAGAGGAAGCCGCAAAAAACGCGCTACTAGCAGATGCGTCAGCAAAAGATGCGGCGGCAAGTGCAAGCGCGGCCGGCACAAGCGAGACCAACGCAAAAGCGTCCGAGAAGGCGGCGAAGACATCTGAAACGAATGCGGCATCCAGCGCTATCGCGGCTGCGAATAGTGCTGCAGCATCGCAGGAATCGGTTCAAAATGCTGAGACCAATGCGAGGTCCGCGCAATCCAGCGCAGAAAAAGCTGCTGAATCGGCATCGAGAGCAGCGGCCAGCGCATCCAACGCGGAAGATTCGGAAGGCAGAGCCGCGGAGAGCGCAGATGCCGCGGGCAAGTCGGCCGCTGCAT